CGCGCCCAGACTTATATCTGCGTGAGCATATTATACGTGGCGATACTGGCGATGGCGTACCTAACATATTCTCTGATGACGACACCTTCGTTGGTGGAAAGCGTCAGAAGCCAATTCGTCAAGAGAAACTAGAAAAGTGGCTCGAAGCAGAAGGAACATCGTTCATCGAGGATGATGTTGTCTTGAGAAACTGGCATCGAAACAAACGAATGGTTGACTTTGCAGAGATCCCAGAAGAAGTCCAGTCCTCTATTCTTGAAAGATATAACTCTGCGTCAGACAAGTCCAACGATCTGTTTAACTACTTTATCAAGAACCGTTTGAAGAATCTGATCACTGACATTCAGCATTTTAACTAACAGCGAGATATACATACTTGTATGAGCACAGAAAAAACTTTCAAAAATAGTCGAGTGTATCTTCCAGAGCTCTTTGCGGCTCTAAACGCAACTGGTCCAAACCAGCGTCAGAAGCGCATCGACATAATCAAAGAGTTTGCTTCGAAGGGTGTGGATCATCTTCGAATGCTTCAAGCATTCGTTGAATGCACGTTCCACCCAGCAGTCAAATTCGACCTTCCTGAAGGAACTCCTCCTTACAAAGAAAACACAGCACCAGACTATACGTTCTGCTCTATTTCTTTGTTCAATTTCTTTCAGAACAAAATGGTGCCTTACTTCATCAAAGGGCATCCTATGTACATTGGTGACAATGTGAAGCGTGAAATGATTTTTATCCAGCAACTTGAGTCAGTCTTCAAAGACGAAGCGAAGATCTTGGTCATGATGAAAGACAAACAGTTGTATGGGTGCAAGAAATTCGTCAATTACGGTTTGTTTGCTGAGGCGTTCCCAGGGTGGCTCCCTGAAGTCCCAAAAGAACAATCGGCGAAAGGCTGAAAAGCTTTGTCGCCGAGTTGACGAAAAAACGGAGAAGGTGGACAAGGGAAGTTTATAAACTATGAAAAGTGTGAGGTATAATTATGAGTATGTTCTTATCACAGGTTGCAGCTATCGCTGTTATAATCCTGACAATGAGTCTCTGTTATCAAATCAAAGGTAATACATCGGATTGATATATGAAAGTTCCAGTAGAAGTCTACGAAGATGAATCTTCAAAGAAATACCACCGCCGCCAGGGTCGTAAAGCAACATTTGAATCTGACTTTATGGAGGTTGAAGAACTGGTCGAAGAATACAAGGATCGAAAGAAGAAGGAACTCATGAAAGAGTATCGCCGATCGAATCATCGTGACAAATACTGGCACGACGGAGACTGACTTATGCCGACGTATGAGTACCAATGCGAATCGTGTGGTGATTATTTCACTCAACAGTTGCCCATCGCAAAGATGAAGGAACCAGAGAAAGACGCATGCAAAAAATGCGGGTGTGAGTCTGTAAGAAAGAAAATTCTTTCGGGAGTTATTTTCAACGCAGACTCAGTAAAGCCTAATCAAAAATACAAGGAACTGGTTCGTGAGTGGAAGAAAACAATCCCGCACAATACGCTCCCCGACTATTAAGTCAAACGAGCGTGGTGCTGTGATGGCTGAGTACATCATAGTGACCACGCTCCTTTCCGTCGTCGTTCTCTATGCCCTGCTGGTAGGCGACCTTATAGAACCTGAAGGCTCCAAGAAGGGTGTAACCAAGGCAGTCCACGACCGCACCGAAACCTTCACCCAGAGGATATACCAAGACCTCTGACCCCTCCGCTAAGTTATTGATTTTATTAGGGTATCTAAAAATTCACTTAGAAGACCTTTTCTTTCTAAATCAACAACTTAGCAATTTAGAGGCTTGCGCTTTGCAGTTCAGCCTACCCTTTCCCGTATAGACCCCTTATAACGAAAAGTTCGGACTCCTATAACCCATATTCCAAAACGGTATAAAAATTCCCTTTACTTCTGGCTCGGATAAGGTATACTTCTTCTTGTAAGGTAAAGAAAACGTGAGGTAAAGAGTATGGCACTGCGTAAGACTATCAAAATCGAAGACCTGCTGTTCGTAGTTCACGAATCCATTGTTGACGCCGAGAACGCAATCGAATATAGTGGGTTCAGCCTTGTAACCCAATCTCTTGACAAAGCCAGATCTGTTCTGAACGCAATGTATGCGATACTTACTTCCAGGGAAGTTGAGTATCACAATCTGGTGGATTACTCCAACAAAATCGTGGCTCTTGAACTTGCCAAGCGCCAGAAAATGCAAAAAGCTGCTTGAATCTAATCCAAAATAGGAAATATCGCTATGAAAAAAGTAGACGTCACTAAAGCCGAACTTGCCAAGTTTGATCGCCTGATGACAAAGCGTGGCTTTCAAAAAATCGCCGACAATCGCTTCTATAACTGCGGCACCAAGGTTACTGTCTCGGTGAACTACGGAATCGCAGTGTTCTCGTATCGCCAAGAACTCTCCGAAGTAAAATCAATCAAAGAGTTTATTCAAGCAAACACCAAGAAGAAGTCCAAATGATCTCTCTCACCCAAGAGAACTACACATACCAACAAGAAGTTTACCTTGATCGTTCTTTCGGGCTTGGTGTGTTTACACGACAGGACATAAAGAAAGGCGAAGTTGTTTGGAAAAGCAATCCATACTTTGTTAGAGTCATTTCCTTCGACGAAGCAGAACATTATGGTCTGATGAAATACGTCTACCAGTGTTCTAAAACTGGTGACTTGATTATCTGTTGCGATATAAGCAGATACGAGAACCATAGCGACGATCCTAATACTGAGTCAATCGAACTCAATGGAGAAGTCGTAACGGTTGCAAAAAGAGACATCAACAAAGGAGAGGAGATCACTGGAAATTACAAAGACTATGATCTCCTCTGGCAATCAAAACTACCACACCTGCAATAAAATAGAGGAAAGTAAAATGTTGACAATCAACGAAGCACTACACAAAGGCACTGTTTGGATTAAGTTCACCAAGAAAGATGGATCCGTTCGTGTCGGAACTTTCACCAACAACTTCAGTCTGATCCCAGAGTCGAAATCTCCGAAAGGAACTGGTGCTCCATCAAGCCCGTTCACTACTCGCTGTTTCGACGTCGAGAAGCAAGAATGGCGTTCGTTCAAGAACGATTCTGTGATCGAATGGTCTGAGATTTAATCTATGTTCACCCACGTTCCCCCACCGCAACCAAAATACAATTGGGTACGTTCTGTACGGGACGGGAAGCGTGTGTATGTCTGCGAGGGGGAGGACTACGTTCTCCCCTCTATTACGACGGTGCTTGGTTCCCTTGAGAACAAAGGTCTTGATGAATGGCGTCGTCGAGTCGGAGACAAAGAAGCAAACAGGATCTCTAACATTGCTAAGATCACTGGAACCCAGCTTCACAAAATGTGCGAGAACTATGTCAAGAACAAGCCAGTAGACGAGACAGACGAAGAAGTCAAAGTGTTCCTGCCTTGTATCCGACCAAGGTTCAACAGATTCAAACCGTTGCTTGATAGAATCAACAACGTGTACCTGCAAGAAAAAGCGATGGCATCGCTCAAGCTGGGTGTTTCTGGAACACCAGACTGTATAGGAGAGTTCGATGGTGTTTTGTCTGTCATTGACTTCAAGACGTCACGAAAACCAAAGACAGAAGAATATATAAAAAATTACTTTATCCAAGAGACTGCATACGCTATAATGTTCTATGAGATGTATGATCTACGAGCAACACAGCTAGTGACTCTTATCTCAGTAGAAAACGGCGAAGACCAAGTCTTCATACAGAAACCAAAAGATCATTATCCAGACCTAATAAACGCTATCGGAGTTTACAATGGCAGGCAAAAGTAAAATCGCAAGGATCAACGGAGAGTCGTTGATCGTCCAGGAAGAACAGATTCTGAAGTTCCAGCGAGAGATCGAACGAATTGTTGTTCTTGACGAATGCACGTATCTGGAAGCCATTTCCAGCTATTGCGAAGACAACGATGTTGATTATGAGTCTGCCAAGAATTTGATCTCTGTTCCGTTGATGGAAAAATTAAAACACGAAGTTTACAAGGCTAAACTTGTCAATATCGATCTTGGGAATACGCTCTTTGGAGTATGACCGTGGAAACGACGGATAAGATCATCAAGTTGTCTAAAGAAATTGGTGAATCTCTTGACAGGATTGCTTCTGGAATCACCAAGATTGAAAAACTTGAAATGCATATCGTAGGCATGCAGGGAAAGATCAAAAGCCAAGAGCACGAAATTGCGTTGTTGAGGGATCGACTTCGTGCTGAACGACAGATCAATATAAATCTGACAGACAAACTACAAGGGTCTTTGGAATCTAGCGAGCGCCTGAGAAAACACTTAGTGGAAAAAACGGAAGAAATATCTCGCCTCAAGATTATTTTAGAACATATGCGGAGAAGCATTCGTGGCATCTATTAACAGAAAACTTGCTACCGTAAAGCGTATATCTGAAGTCAAATCCATCGAGGGCGCAGACAAGATCGTCGCCTATCGTATTGATGGTTGGTGGGTTGTTGACTCTAAAGACAAGTACCGTGTCGGTGATCTTGCGGTGTACTGTGAGATTGACTCTTGGATCCCAACAGAACTTGCTCCGTTCCTGTCAAAGGGCAAGGATCCTTCTGAATACAACGGCGTCAAGGGAGAGCGTCTGCGTTCCGTTCGCTTGAAAGGACAAATCTCTCAAGGCTTGTTGATTGAAATGGAAAGGAAAATGGATGGTGGATATCTGATTCCTGTTACTCGCCGTTGCCACGCTCAAGAGGGCGAAGACGTCACAGAAGAACTAGGAATTCAGAAATGGGAAGCGCCAGTACCTGCACAACTCGCTGGCGAAGTTGACGGTGTGTTTCCAACGCATCTGGTTCCAAAGACCGATCAAGAACGCATCCAAAATTGTATCGCTGACATCAAAGACTATATCTCAAGCAACGTTGACTTCGATGAGATTGACATTGAGACTGCATCAGCTGGAGTCAAAGCCCCAACAAAGTTTATCGTCGAAGAGAAGCTAGACGGTTCTTCTTGCACGATTATCCTACACGACGGAAAGATGCAGGTATGTTCTCGCAATTTGATCATGCGTCGCAACGAGAACAATTCTTTCTGGAAGGTCGCATCAAAGTACGAAGAAACTCTGCTTGCATTCCATACTAGCACTGGTCGTTCGTTCGCGCTACAGGGTGAGTTGATCGGCGAGGGTATTCAAGGCAATCCATACAAGCTGACGGGTCAGGAACTGTACGTGTTTGATATGTATGATATTGACAACCAGTTCTATCTTGTTCGTGACGTCAGAGAAAAGTTTGTTGACGATTTTGGAATGAAGAATGTTCCACATCTTTCTAGTCTTGATTGCTCTTTCGAAGAGCCATCACAAATCACTGTCGAACTGTGCCTTGAACTCGCTGAAGGTAAGTCTGCGTTGAATCCTGACGTTGAACGAGAAGGTGTTGTGTTCAAGTGTGCGAACCGAGGCTCTCTTTCGTTCAAGGCAATTTCGAATCGTTGGCTCATCAAAACAGGTAAATAGCAATGATAGCAGCAATCGGCTTCGTCCTTGTGATTATATCTACCATAGTGATAAACAAAAAGGGATCTGGATTCTCTAGTTCTCTGATGCATAACACCTATGACAAGATATTCATTCCAGTGGGAGTCGTTGGATTTGCTCTGATGGGAATTAGTTTCGCAATTTGGCTATGGAGAACTATGCCATGACTACGTTTCAAAAAATAACAGGTTCGCTCTGGGTTGTTTGCTTTGGTGTTCCAGCCATTCTTTCCGCATATGTGTTCATGCGTAAACAAGGCGAAGAACAATGATGATCGTTTCTTCTGTAGAAATCAAGAGTTATATCATTGACATGCTTGAAGAAGAAACAGGCAAGAAAAGAGTTTTTCGAAGAGGCATCTCCAAAGATTCTTGGGACGAGATGATCTACGATTCGTTTAATCCAGTCCTCTCGTATGTTCTTGTTGAGAAACTTGAGAGCATGTTCCAAGAATGGATGTCTGATCCTAAACAAGAGAAAAAGAAATTGAACTAGAAGTGATAGTAACACCACAAGAAGCCAATGCGTTGGCAGTACATCTAGCTAAGAATCTTGGGTATGACGTGAGTAATGGTCTTCCCATAGAAATCCTCAGCGACCAAAAATTCATGGATAAACTCCATGATTATTTCAAACGTCTTATTCAAAAGAGACAACCCGATGGAAAGTCTGAAGTGCTTCCAGTACTTTAACAACTGTAAGCTGCATTACAACCAACGTGGATACGACATCCGAAAGTATTTCCCTAACCAAAAACGATTCTCTCTTCAAAAATTTCAAGAAGACAACGGGAAGTATTTCTACTTCAAACTATGTGAAACTCATCCAGAAGAAATAATCAAGCCTCTTATCTGGACGAATCTGTTCATCAATCCAGATGTGTGGATCAACGACATTTTGTCCGAACAGGCTTGGAATAATTATCTTTGGACCAAGAAGTATCGAGATGCGATGACGGTTCATTTTTTCGAAGATGTCAAGTATCTGCGCGAGAAGTATGGCAGATTGTCAGAAGCTGATATATTCAAAGAAATAATGGGCATGAAGATACATCCCCAAACTGTTTCTTTGCTTTCAAAATTGATACCAGATTATCGAGAAGATTGTTTGAAGAGGCATGGCAATGTTGTCTACGAAAACGTCTGCTCCAGGCTTATCAAGTATGATGCGTTCGTGAGTGTACCAACACCAATATATCTTCAGTCACTAAAAGAGAGGATGAAAGTGCTTTACTCTAACACCAAAAAGTAGTATTATAAATACAGTTGTCGGGAAACTGACAACACAAAAAATCATATATCGCATATAAACGCAAATCGAGGTAAAATACTATGGCTAAGAGCCTTGCTGAACTCAAAAAACAATCTGCTTCCGTCCTGTCTAAAATCAAAGACAACTCCCAATCAAAATCCTCTGGAAGCAAGTCGTATACCGACGAGCGCATCTGGACTCCTCAATACGACAAAGCAAAAGGCGCTGGATACGCAAAGATCCGATTCCTTCCTGCACCCCAAGGCGAAGAATTTCCTTTCGTGACTGTTTATAGCCACGCATTCAAAGGTGCTACTGGAAAGTGGTACATCGAGAATTCTCTTTCGACCATCAAGAAGCAAGATCCAGTCGGTCAGATGAACTCTGCTCTCTGGAACTCTGGCGTCGAGTCTGACAAAGAAGTGGCACGCAAGTACAAGCGCAAGACTTCGTACTATGCAAACATTCTGATTGTCGACGATCCCATTCGCCCAGAGTTGAACGGAACCGTCAAGATCTTCAAGTATGGACCAGCGTTCCACAAGATGCTCGAAGAGAAGATGTTCCCCCAGTTTGAAAGCGACGAGCCAATGAATCCTTTTGATCCTTGGACTGGTGCGCTGTTCGAGATTCGGATCAAGACCATCAAGCTTGGCGAGGACATGGTTCCCAACTACGAGAAGTCGTTCTTCCACAACCAGTCTGAACTTGGTGATGACGACGAGATCGAAGCTATCTGGGCGAAGTGCCACTCTCTTGCAGAATTTGTCTCTGACAAGAACTTCAAGACCTACGAAGAACTCCAGCGTCGCCTGGTAGAAGTTCTTGGTCACTCTGTTGGTTCGGGCATTCCTGTTGTGGCTGGTGACGACCCAGTTCGCGAGGAGAAAGCTGCCCCGAAGCAGAAAGAGAAGCCAGCGCCAAAGCAACAGAAGCCCGCCGAAGATGATCTTCCTTTCGAGGTCGATACAAAACCTTCTGCCAAAGCGACTTCCAAGCCAAAAGCTGATGCTGCTGACGACGATGATCTGGAATTCTTCAAGAATCTCTGATACATATTTGTAGGCAACTTTAGGGGAGTTTCGACTCCCCTTTCTTTTAATTACAGGAAGGTTTATTATGTGTTGGAGTGGTGAAGCGAGTTTTGCTCTAGCGACTGTTGGTTTTGCTACAACAGCGCTTGCGGCTAAAAACGGAGAGAAAAAGGAACTGTTTCTTCCGTTGTTCTGGTTTTCCTTGATGGAACTTCTACAAGGATTTACCTACATCTGGATAGACCTTTGTGATAATCCGACGAATCAATTATTGACTCTGTTAGGATACTTACACATAGCGTTCCAGCCGTTCTTTGCGAACATGGTCTATATGTACTTCATGCCACAGGATGTAACCAAGCGAATTGCTCCTTGGGTCTACTCTGCCTGTTTTGTCGTTTCCATTATGATGATAATTGACATATATCCATTCTCTTGGGCTGAGCCGACTCAACATCACTTTATGACAAGCAAGAACCTATGTTCTGTCTCTGGTGACTGGCACATAGCTTGGGAGATCCCAGTCTTTAATACGACAATAGAATACACGTTCATCAATCAGCCTTATATGTGGGTTGTGTTCGTTCTTCCGTTCTTGTATGGCTCTTGGAAGATGACAACGTACCATCTATTCACTGGATTCTTCTTGTCTATTGCTCTGACAAACGATTTCAACGAAACGGCTGCCGTGTGGTGCTTGCTGTCAATAGGTCTATTAACTATAGTTGTAAAGACTAAAGTCAGAAACTACTTGTACGTGAATACTTGGTACGGTTTACAATTCCCTAAATTTATGAGAGAGGCTTAACAATGAAAACTATTTTTTCTAAAGAACAACAAGTTGTGACACAACCAGCACCACCACCTAGAAAAATATATGGTCTGGAGGATCTATTCAATGAACTGGGAACGATGAAGTGGTCTGGAAATGATAAATCCTGGGACAACGCTATTAACGCTGTCCGTGAGGAAATCAAGAAGATGGTTGTTGCTAATCGTTAAGCAAATCCTACTCCAAAACCAGATCTTGCCATTGCCATCTCGCCCATCAGGCGTCTGATGATAGGATCTTCTGTTCCACCATTATAGTTGTTAACTGTGGTGTTGGAAGAAGATCCTCCAGAAGCTGGAGCACTCTGTTGTGCAGGAGGCGAAATGACAGCAACTTGCGGGGCAACTTGCGCTGCTGCTTGTTTGGCTTCTGTGTTGGACTTGGCAAGCTGTTCTGTTTTCGTGGTGTTGTTAGAAGCCAACATGGTTGTTGCTGCGTTTCCTTCTGCTCCAGAAAACGACTTTGTCAGGCTTGCGTATACATCTTTTGAAGATCTGGCTTTTCCATCCTTATCGTAGAAAATGCTTCTGTTAGCTTCCGCTGCATCTGCTCCAGCAAGTTCAACACCAGTTTGATTCGGATTGTTAGGATCATAATTGGAAAGGAACTTAGATGCTCCACCCTGCCCCAAGAAATGAGCCATGTATGCATCTTTGTCGGATACATCCTTGCCTGTTGCTTTCTGAAGACCTTGTCTGTTTTGTTGGTCGAAGAACTTGGCAACCTCGTATGCCTTTTCTGGATCCAGCTTGTCTTCTAGTGTGTAGTCTTTGCCCATCTTCTTGACAGTGTCCTGCCAAGTAGAATCCAAGAATTGGAATGCGCCAGAAGCAGAAGAAGTGGTCGCGAACAGATTCTTACCACCAGAAGATTCTTTCATGGCAAGCTGATACATGTACGGGTCTTTTTCCTTCAAAGATTCAACAAAATCTGCGTTCTTCTTGACAACCTCTGGGCTGGCTGTCATGTTTTTGTATGTTCCCTTCGCGAAGTCCATTCCAGACCTCAACAACTCGGCAAGCTTTTCTGGTAGGCTCATCGTTGTTTCGTTTAGTTTGTCGATACTTTCCACAGTTGCATCGCTTCCGTCCTTGTATGTTTCGGTCAAGTCTTCGAAATTCTCTTTGTCTGCTTCCAACCCCATTTCGTGAAGATCTTCGTCAAAGTCTTTGAGTTCATCGTCGAAGAATTCTTTGTAAGATTGACCATTTTCTGTTGGCGAAACTCCTTCTGGTTTCGAAACAGTTGTTGTTGGGGTTGGTGGAACTAGTCCAGGTTTGGTGATTGGAGCAGGAGCATCGCTTTCTTTTTTCATGTCTCTAGCGATCAATCCAGCATCAATTCCAAGAGATGCAGCTGTTCCGATTCCAGGAACTGTTCCAGCCAGACCAGAAGCCACTTCCATCCCAGCGCCAGCCCAATCGCCACCCCAAGCCCGTTGTGCTCCAAACCCAAGACCAGCTATTGCACCAACAAGAGGTATCTTCTTTATTAAAGATTTCCCAACGCCTTTTGCAGCGGCTTTCTCTGCTGCCTTAACAGTTCCCTTTTCTGCTGCTTTGGCAGCACCCTTTTCTGCTGCTTTGGCAGCACCCTTGTCCGCATTAAATCCAAAAATATTGGAAAAGAACTTGGAAACCTTTTCTGCTGCTGCTTTGAAACTACCAGTTACCTTTTGGAACAAAGAACCAACCTTTTCTGCAAGAGAACTCATTGCACCACCAATTCCATTTCTGACTTTGGTGAACGCCGATTTAATACCTCCCCCGAGATTCTTGATTGCTCCTTTAATTCCTTTTTTCATGTCTGTGAACAATGTTCCGAATGCGGTTGTCGCCCAAGAAAGCCCCTTTCCTATCAGACCTCCAGTGGTGAACATTTTTCCAAATTTGGTGAATGCGTTTGTGATCATTGCAAAAACTGGTGCAATGAACAGCAACAACTTCCCAATTCCACCTTTCTCGTCTTTCTTTCCTCCTATTCCTGCAGCGATTTTCTCTAGGAGTTTTGTGTGCAACTGTAGCACATTATAACTTTTTTCTGTTATTTCTGCTATTTGGTCGTTTATGGTAAACGCCATATCTTCTACGATGCCTAGCGTATTTTTGGTGTTTTTCTCTATCTTTACCAGTAATGTTACTATTTCTGGTGGAAATTTAGGGCAAGGCGAAGGACAAGG